AAATATAATGATTTTTTAAATTTTAAGAAAGATTTATTTAACAATAGAGATATTAACTTTACAGTTTTCTTTAATTCAAGGAATATACATCGTAAAAGACCTGCTGATATAATTTTAGCTTATCAATTATTTTTAGAAAAATTAGATGAAGTAAGACAAGCTGTAATTTTAGATATGGTATTTAATATGGGTGTTAGTACATTTAATGCTAATACTTGGGTAAAAACATTTGCTGCAATACAAGATGAAGATTGGGAAAAAGCTGCAAATGAAATGTTAGATTCTAAATGGGCAAAACAAGTAGGACAAAGAGCCATTCGTTTATCACAAATGATGAGAAAAGGCGAGTGGTATGAATCTTGACCCTATGATGATGTGGAACATTATTATAACTGTGGTTTTAGGACCATTTGCGTGGGCATTTTCTAAAATGTTTTCAGAAGTAAAAAGATTACAAATACTTCTAAACAAAACAAGAGAAGATTTAGCAAAAGATTATGCCACAAAATCCGAGCTTCACAATGAAACTAGAGAAATCAAGGAATTAGTGTTAAGAATTGAAAACAAACTTGATAGGTTCATTGAGAAGCAAAATGGTTGAACCAGTTACAATCCTCACAGGAATTGCTCTAGTTAAGAAAAGTGTAGATTTCGTAAAACAACAAATAGAAACTTGTAACGATATTGGTGATATTATTGGTCATATAGATAAAGCTATGACTGGTGAGCAACAAGTTATAAAAGCAAGAGATAAATCAGGTGCAGACCCATTTGCAGTAGGTACTGTAGCTCAAGAAATTATTGATGCAAAACTAGCAAGGGAACAATTAAATGATTTACGAAATCTTGTTAATTATAGGTTTGGTCCGGGAACTTGGGAATTTATATTACAAGAAAGAAAAAAAAGAATAGATGCACAAAAACAAGCTATTAAAGAAGCTAAGGCTGCAAAATTAAGGAAACAACAAGAAATAGCAGAATATATAAAATATGGTTTTATAACAGTAGCAGTTATATTGTTTATAAGTGTAGCTATAGGTATCACTATAAAGTTTTTTGTATCGGCAACTAACAAAGTGTATGCACATAATGTTGAACAAGATGATGGTAGTTGTAAGCTTTACGATTATAAATATTTTTTAATTTGTATGAATGAAGGCAGAGGTTATGCTGATACAGAATTATATTTAGATTATCAAAGAAAAAAAGATAATTGGATAATAGAAAAAGATTGATTCTTTTAAAAACATTACTACTATAATAAAGCGAACTAGATTTATAAACAAAAACAAGTGTTAATAATATGGGGATATGTTACTATATGTTGAGTTTGGCTTCTAGTTCGTTATTCATATCCATCATTTAAAATTTTTCTAGCTTTTTGCACACTACTAAACTTGTCTACATTACTGTAAACTTTAGCTTTTTTATGCCATCTACCTCTAGCACCAGCCTTACCTGCTTTGCTTTTCTTTTCTACTAAATCTT